TAGGAATTAATCCTAATAGTATTGATTGGTCGCGGTTGCTTAAACGTATGTTAAAAGTGAGTGATAAATTTTTGAATGGCGATTTTGCGGAGTTTGACGCTTCAGTTAGTCAACCAATTATGATGTATATTGTTGAAGTCATCAAAGGTTTCTATGGTTTACCCTATGAACATGTAGACAATGTAGTGCGTCGTGTACTTTTTGCTACCTTTTTAAATAGTCTGCATATCGTAGAAGATTTAGTATTAATACGATTACAAGGTAACATGTCGGGTATCGCTTTAACTACGGTTGTTAATTGTTTATTTAATATGTTTTTGATTCGTTATGCATATTATGTATTGGTATCAAGTGATTTGTCAGATTATAATAAAATGATTTCTTCAACGTTTTTTGGAGATGATAATTTAGTAGCCATAAGTGATGCAATATTAGATAAATTAAATATGTACACTTTTCATAATGTGATGGATTCTATGGGTTTAACTTTTACTACCGCAGATAAAACAGAAATGGGAGTTCCATATTATACTGTAGATAACATATCTTATCTAAAAAGAAAATTCTTTAAAAAAGACGACATATATTATGCTCAGTTAGACCAAGAAACTATTTTGGAAATACCGCGATGGAGTGAATCAGATCCCACTAATATGTTAGATCAAATTAATCGTTTTAATTGTGTGTTGTATGAAAGCGTTAACTATGGATTTGAGCAATATCGATTTTTTTATAAGAGGTTTGTTGAATATTTAAAATTAGCTTTACAAAATGGGTTTTATATAGATTTTAATGATTTGTTAAGCTACGGAAGTATATTAAAATCTATGTTCCCACAGTATTTTCCATGTGAACTAGTTAAAGTTATTGATCAGGGCTTAAACTTGCTATGGGAAAGTGGCAGTGATACTGTTAAAATCAGATCAAACTTAATGGCTGATGGTGTTGACCCATTATTTATAAAATACACTACTGAACAAGAAAATTTAAAAATTTCAATGAGTGCTGAGGGAAATAACGTGCGGCC